GAACCACCTGCATAAACTGAGTTATTTATACCTCCAAAAGAACCTCCAGCAGATCTAGCGGTTGATAAATCATTAAGCTCTGTCCAAGAAGTTCCATCCCAAAATTCTGTTTTAGCACGAGAATCACTTGGATCACCCCCACTAAATATTAAAGCTCTAGTAGCTCCATCTCCTTGAGTAGCCCAACCACCTTCTGATCTTGCTGCATTCATACTACTGATTGCTGTCCAAGATGAACCATTATATGTATAAGCAGCTGAAGAACCTGCTGATCCATCAGCTCCACCTGCTGCTAGTGTAGAAGTTTGTGGTCCTTGTGCGGTTATGTTATAATATGCGGCAGGTAAACTTCCACCTGCAGTCCAATTCGTTCCATCGTATTCTAAAGTTGTGGCAAGTTTTGGACTTCCATCTCTTCCACCTGTAACTAATCCTGCTGTTTGAACTCCAGAACCACTAGCTCTTTCTACTACATAAGGCATATTAGTAGCTTCGGTCCAAGCTGAACCATTCCAATGAAGAGCTTCATTTGTAGTACCAGGAGATCCCTCTCCACCAGCAAGAACCCCTGCTGTATAAACCCCTATCATTCCAGAATCAGATAACGCTGATGGTATGTCTGCTACTTCTGTCCAAGATGTTCCGTTATAATTTTCTACATTTGCTTTTACAGGTGCTTGTCCACCTGCTACTAAACCTTCGCTGTGTGGAGAAAATCCTCCAAACATTCTGTATCTAGCAGTATTCATAGTACCACCAGATGCCCAAGTGCCTGCAGATATTCCGCTTACACTGCCTTTAAATTTTCCTTCTGAAGAATTATAATAAAAATCTCCAATAATTGCGTCTGAATAATCTGCTGCTGGTGTTGATGGAGGTAAACCACCAAAAGCCCATTCTTCTGTTGTAGCAACTTCTGTCGTTGTATAACCAGCAACATATAAAGCAGTGTTGCCGCCACTTGGTCCTCCAGCTTGTGACCCTTCAGATCTACCTGTGCCTAAACTATTTACTGTAGTCCACGTTGATCCATTCCAAGCAAGTGTACCTGCAAATTGACTATTTCCACCAAATATAATTCCATCAGTTGTAGTTCCAGCTCCACCACCAGATCCTTTTGCAGCGGGTATGTCTGTTGTTTCTGTCCAAGACGTGCCATTATAACTTTCAACATTTGCAACATATGTACTGTCATCATAGCCACCAGCTCCAAGAGCTGCTGTAGCCGTGCCTAATCTAAAAAAATTAAATCTAGCTGTATTTAAATTATTGCCTTCAGTCCAAGAACTTCCGTTCCAAGTTTCTGTTTCATTTTTATTTCCAGGATCTGTTGTTCCACCATAAGCTAAAGCTGATGTTGAAGAAATTCCTGCACCACCAAGTTTTGATCTTGTTGTATTTAAATCTGCTACTTCCGTCCAACCTGATCCGTTCCAAGTTTCAGCGTTAGCAACTTGAGGAGATTGTCCTCCAAAAACTATACCACTTGATTGAGGAGAGTTTGTAGAAAAACCTAAAGCAAATCTCGCAGTATTAAGTTCAGCTACTTCTGACCAAGAGGCACCATCGTAAGTATATGAGTTTCCAGATTTAGGAGTTGGTGTATTACCACCAGCAACTATCGCTGCAGTCTGTGTTCCAAAGCCAGCAAACTGTCTTTGGTTTTGAGGTAAAGATGTACCACTACCCCACACTCCCGCATAAGGATTATTAGCTAACGCTTGCGCGTAAGGTGTTGGATCTTCTGTACGGGTTTGAACTTGGAAACCCTTTATACCTTTATAGTCAGACATTGCTATTATTTATCCTTTAATAGCCAACCTTGAGTTGAATCTACATAAACCAATGTAAAACCTGCTCTCTCGGTTGACACTGTTAAATCTGCTGCAGAACCTTGTATGTTGTGTGAGTTTCTCCCAATAGTTAAATTGTTTGTATCAAACGTACCTGCATAATCTATAAAACTTATTTCATCACCGATTGTTCCTGATGATGGTAAAGTTGCTGTAAAAGCTGCTGATGTTGTATTACAGAAATATCCTTCACCTGCTACTGCTGTAAAACCAGAAGTTTTTACTGCTTGCCATGATGTTCCGCCGGATACTTCACCAAATGATAATTGACCAACACCTGTTGTGCCTGATCCAGTTACTGATGCAACTTTTAAAAATCTGTCTGCTGTTACGTTACCTGTTGGAAAAATAAGTGTGTAAGATTGTGAACTTGAGTGCGCGGGAGATCTCAATTTAATTCCGTGGGAATTATTTTCGCAGTTAAGTTGTAACTCACCTGGATTAGTTGCTCCTAGAACCTCTATATTACCTGTTCCTTTAGGACCTACTTGTAAACTTATATTAGAATCACCTCCCGTTGCTTGAATTGATGGAGCATTTCCTGTTGCAGCGTTTGTTATATCTAATTGGTTTACCGCTGAAGATGTTGTTTGAAAAATTACCTGTTCGTTTCCGTTTTCATCTGTAATGCCATGAGCATCATCAAATGAAATATTAAAACTGTTAGTATCTAAATCTCCACCTAATTGTGGTGATGTATCATCTACAACATCTCCACCTGTTTGAATTTCAATCATGTTTGGATTTGTTGTGTCTGGACTTCCTGATGCAAAAATTATTTTAGTTGTTTTTGTTGTAGCGGAATAAGTAAAGCTATCACCAGTTCCTGTGGCATATTTAAATTGTACTGTGTATGCACCTGATGTTGAATTTTTTAAAATGTAAAAGTTTTGAACGTCGTTTGGAATTGTAACAATTTGATTACCTGTAATTGTACCTGTAAACTCAATCATTCTGTGTGCAAGTTCTGCACCAGTTGATCCATCACTAACTGCAAGAGCAGTTGTTGTTGCACCGCCAGCTATAGATTTTTGAATAAATCCACCAGCTATCTGTTTTCGCCAGTAGCCATTTTTTCTATACCCAGTGGTGTATATGTTGATGCCATATTAAGCTGCTTCTCCTGTTACATCGTTATAGCTCGTATTTGAGCCAGTTGCAACATCCGAATAAGAAGTATTCGAACCCGTTGAAACATCACTATACGACGTGTTTGAACCCGTGTCAATATTAGCTAAAGCAATAATAAATGGTGTTCCTACACTCGCTGTAGCTGCCTGACCTGTTAGACCCATAACTTGATCTTTTGGATCTATGCTTCCTACGGAAGATGTAGCAGAAACACCAGTTAATCCCATGACATCTGCAGCCGATAAAGCCCCCACTGCAGCTGTAGCTGCTTGACCTGTTAATGTAATCGCTACAGAGCCTGTTCCTAATATTGTACCTAAACTAAAATCTGCTTGTACACCTGTTAAAGTTACATCTTCATTTGGTACAACAACTGATCCTTGTGAAGTTGTTATTGAAAAACCAGAAGGGAAAACAGCTGTTCCAACAAAAGATATAGGTGTTCCTAATGTGGAAGTTATTGATTGTCCTGTTACGGATACATCTTCATTTGGTATAATTAATGATCCTTGAGAAACAGTAGTTTCTTGTCCTGTCAAACCTACAAACTGATCTGCAGGATCTATCACACCAATCGCTGAAGTAATAGACTCACCAGTTATTGTTGGTGTTACAGAAATATCTGGTGTCGCTGTTCCTAGTGATGATGTAATTGAAACACCAGTAACTGAAACTGTTTTAGGTATTACGGGTGAAATAGAGCCAACTGATGCTGTAAAAGAATTTCCTGATAACGTAATATCAGCAGTTCCTGTTAATGTTAAAGAACCAACATTAAAAGTTGCGGATACTCCTGTTAATGTGACTGTTTCGTCAGCAAGTTGTCCCCAACCACTATCACCCCAAGATTTTGCACCCCAACCAGTTGCAAGTAAAGCATCTTCATTCCAATATGCTTGTCCCCAGGTGAATCTACCCCATCCTGATTGAACCGACATCTTGGTCCTCCTATGCTAATCTGATGATAGCGTTTGACGCGTCTGCTGCTGGAAATTGAATTGTAAAAGTTCCGTTAGTCGCTGTTTTGTCAGAACCAAAAGCAATTATAGCGCAAGCAGGATCACCTGTTGCTGTATCATTGTAGATCATTGCACCATTGGCTGTGAAAGTAGCTGATGAAAAACTTACATCTGCAAAATCACAAAGTGCAGTCGTGCTTGAAGCAACTGGAGTTACGCTTGTTAACGTAGCACCACCAGAAGTGTAAGCAGTTCCAGATGTGTTTGTAATTTCTTCTGACGTTGTGAAAGCAGTAGTTGCTGCACCGAGAGTCGCGTCGCTATCATACAAAGCAATTTTAAAAGTGTTACCAGTTGTTGCTGTAAAATTGTGCACACCTTTTAAAAGTTCTACTTTAAAACTTGTACAAATTGCTGATGTTATTGCCATATCTTATCTCCTAAGGGTTCGTTGATGGTATTGTTAATCTAACAGTTCCGTCGGTATAGTCGTCTCGTCTTCTTCTGCCGATTTGTTCAACACCAAACTTATCTACTTCGTTTTTATACTTTTGCTCGTATAATGTCAACATATCTGCTGGGCCTTTTAGAAAGGCATATGTCTCTGCTAAACAGCAATATAATAGGCCATTTGGGAAGTTTAAACTAATATAATTAGTCGTATTATCAGACGCCAACGTAGTTGGCATTTTATTATAATGAACTCTAAATTTGTATGTGTTATCTGGCGTAGGAGCTAAAAATATACGTCCAGAATTAGTATCACCATCTCCTGTAGCGTTGCCAAACATAGCGTAATATTTAGGTTGTCCTCTTTTTGCTGACTCTGTTGATGGTACGTATTCTTGTAAATATGTAACGTCTTTCTTTTCTAAAAATCTGTTAGCTCCAGTTGTAGCTGATGTAGAATCGTAAACTTGTATACCTCTAATAAATAAAGCTCCTCCTGGAGCATTTATTGTTTCTTGTCCTGTAACTAAATTTCCTGTCTGTTGTTTTCTATCAGCATCAATAGGCACATCACGCATAATTCTATACTGTGCGTTTAAAATAATATTTTCTAAAATATCTGTCGTTAACACATTAGAATCTGTCTCTGTGTAATTTCTAATTTGTGTAACTAATCCTGAATAACTTAATCCTGCCATTATGGTGTCAATGTTACCGGCCCTGCCGTTACAAACATTCCTCCTGCTTTTTCCGTTACAGTAGGAGTTGATCCTAATGTAAACGTATAATTATCTGTTCCTGTTACTGTTATACTAAATCCTGAAGAATTTTCAAACACTGTAAATGCTACACCTCCAGGTGATCCATCTACGTTTCTAAATACGACAGTATCAGAACTAGACCTTCCATGACTAGGCTCTGTTACTGTAATCGTTGTGCTGCCAGATGTAATATTAAAAGGATTACCAGACAACAAACGATCTGTAGCTGGTTCTGTTCTAGCTGGTTTTGCCATTGGTAAACCTTGTGGATCAGCTCCATGCGCTTTTGGCTCTAATTGTGGTTGCTTTGGTTCAAACTCAGAAATATGTACTTTAGAACCATTCCATTCTGTTACCATTTCTTTGTATGGAAATTCCATTCCTGATCTATCAGATATAAATTTAGCGAATTTACCTTTTGCAAAATTAGACATTTGGATAATAAGTTTTCGGGGTTATGTAAGAACTTGATGATGAACCATCTTCAGCTAAAGCTCTTTGTAATTCATCTTCATAATACAGTTTCATTTGTTGTGATAATTCAGGTTTAAATTTTTGTGATAAATAATAAGCTAAACCTGATGCCATACATGGTACAAATCTATATGGAACATCTGTTGCGTTAGTATAATCGCCAACATCTTGTATTCTTTTTACATAATAATAATTAATTGTATTACCAGCTTCTGATGAACCTGGTGTTAAATACAAAGTGATTGTAACTTTGTCTATAAATCTTTGTACAAAATATTGTGAAGGTGTGCCTGTTGATGTTTTATTTGATAAAGCTTGATATGTAGATCTGTTAATTTTTGTAAGAGGAGAATCAACACTTGAAGAATTTCTGTAAACAGCTTCTAACACATCGTCAACACCATACACAGCTGTGGTGCTAGAAGTGCCATCACCTGTTGATCTAAACATCGTATATTCTGCTTGGTCTGCAACTAGTGTGATAGAATTATTAGCTACTTCCCAATAGTGAAGTCCTCTATTACCCCACTCTTGAAACATAATATTAAGAGATCGTCTTGCTTGTTTTAACTGATTACCAGAAACACCTTGCAAACCTATTCTCTCATATGCTTCTTCGATTATCTCGTCGATAGCAAATGTTTTATCAAAAGTTGTTGTACCCGAAGTAGTGTTAGCCATCTAACCTCCTACTTGTCTATTAAAAACGTCGCTGCTGCAATGTTTGTAATAGTAGAAACTTTCATTCCACCTGGGAAAACCACGCCATCTTCTGGAATGTTAAATGCAAAAACATCTCCTGTTGGACAGTCTCCTTGGAATAAAGTTGTACTATCAGTGTTGTCTTGTAAAATTATAGTTCCAGCGCCACCACCATCAGAAGCTAAGATCATTCCTCTTAATCTTGTTCTTCCCGCGAACACTGCACCAGTTCCTGTAACTCTTATTGCTTTTACATCACTTTTCATTTTTTATCTCCTTATTGGTCTTGGTGGGTATCAAGATCAAAAAGTCTCGAAGTTTCCCACCAAGATAATTAACCATTACGATGCAAATAAAAATGCACCTGTAGTAGCGTCAGCCGCACCACCCATTTTTGAAGCAATGTGGTATGTGCCATCTTCATAACAAACAAAAGCAATCATGCTTCCAGTTGTAAAAAGATTTGTTGCTGCGTTAGCAGGAGTGAAAGTTAATAAAGTTTCACTAGCTGCTGAGGTATCAAAAGTTACTTCTGATGAACCTCTTGACTCAATTACAGATCCTGTTGCAAAAACATCTGATCCAGCACAGTCAAAACTTAAAGTTGCAGTTCCGCCTGTTGTATCTTTAGCTTGTGCGTAAACAACAACTGTTCCAGCTGTCGCTGCAGGTAAAGTAGCTGCACAAGCTGCTGCGCCTGTGTAGTCTATTACTGAGATAGTGTCTGCTGCTAAAGTTAGAGTAGAAGCTGTTGCTACATCTGATACTGATAAACCAGTTAAGTCAGGCATGCCTGAACTCATTCTAGTTGTTACTGCTCCAGTAGACGTGTTTTTAGTCGCTACTTGAAAGCCTTTTTCGGATCGTACCGGTCCGTTAAACGTTGTACTTGCCATAATTATATCCTCCTAGTTTTCCGAATACTGTCTCTAGGCCGTCGACTATACGCGTCAGTATTCTAATTAATTGTATAGTAAGAATTTTATATATTAGTTTTTTATGAAGTGCAAGAGATCCTGTAGTGAAGTTACGTATTTCAACGATGTAGCTTTTGTTTACGTAGCTACTGAAACGCTGGGTGTAGCATCTTCGATCTTACTAGAAAGACTAGCTATTTTAGCTTCCTCTTCCTTGATTTGATTAACAACTTCTCTAATTTTTTTGTCAATCCGGACCATATCCAGAGTATATCTCTGATTATCCCGTTGCTCCACCGCCCACTCTGTTTCGAGACCCCTCTTCGCTTTGTATAGATCTCTGATGTGCGTTTGCATCTATAACCTCCTCATAGGTTACCCATATTTTGGATTTACTAATAAATCCATCTTTCTCCCATTTTATATCATTTTTTCCTAGCTTGTCAACTAGTGCATTTTCAAAGGCTTTACTATTGTCCTCTGACTCTACTTCAAAGTCAGCATAGTAGCCATATGCTCTGATTTGTACACGGAAGTTTTTCATGGTTGCCATATCTTTCTATCATAAAAAAAGGGGACCCGAAAGCCCCCTTTTTAATTAGTTAATCAGATGATTACGCACCTGGTGAACCGAAAATACCTCTAGGGTCTGAGAATCCGAATGAATATCTCTCTCTAGCTTTGTATCTAACGTTTCCAGTGTCGAAGTCACCTTCCATAGCT